TGATCTCGTTGCTGGTAAAAAATTTTATAAACCAAGAAACAACAATGATAGATATACATTAATGGTTCGTGATAAAACATATTATAGTGAAACATCTGCTAGTGGTAATTTACCAGATTATCCAAATAGAGATCCAGAAAATGCTATTTACAGACAATATAAAGAATTTAAATCAATTAATATTCCCGCAGGATTTAATTCACCAGAATTTGTTGCTACCGAAATTACAAGACAATTATCAAACATAACAGAAGATAGAACATATGAATTTAAAGGTAATTTTCAAAATACGGGGGAGCCGGATGATGTTGAACCCGGATTTCCCATAAGAGCTTATAAAACAATTAACACTGAAACATATAAAGCATTTAATGTCGCACATACTTATAAAGAAACAACCACAGAAATACAAGAATCACCATATAATGGTTCTTTCGGTGTAATTGAAGAAGATTTTAGATTTTATATAACTGCTGATGGTGATGGTAATAATGCTTCCGGATATCAGTGGTTAAGTCAATATCATTTAATCGGTTGTAAAAGACCAGAATTATATGAAAAAGGTAGATTAGTCAATAGATTTTCTCTGAGTGGTGATATATATCGTGGAATATTTGGAGCACCACAATCTGGGGCTTCTTCTCTAAATGGACAACAAAAATTTTCAGTTGCGCAGGATTATACAAGAGAAAATTGTCAACGATGGAAAGATTTTTTTGATGTTCAAGATTTATATCCCGAAATATGGAATATATTTTCTGATCCAAGAACTGGTTATGCTGATGGTGATACTATTGAAAATTCTAGATGGTTTCATATAAATAGATTTGAAAATGCTTCTCAATCATATACTGGTGATACGAATTCAAATGGTAATGCTATGCTCGGTGATAGTGGTTATATTGATCATAGTTGGAATACTAATAATGCATCACAACCAGCATCAGCAATTTGTCCAATATATTATGATCCCACACAAAAAGATGAATTTTATGAAGATCCAACAAATGATAATGAATATACTTTTGGGTGTATAAAAAAAAGCACAACGGGTAGAATTCAATTTGTTTTCACAGAAAATAATGGTTGGGGATCTGATTTTTTTGATATGTTATTAGCAGGCTCAGAACAAGTGAATACAATAAAAGCACGAAAATGTGGATTTGATATGCATTTTTCAGCTCCGGGTATGGCTTATGCTCTTCCATTTGCTGGATGGGATGATCAAGTCTATCAATTTAATGGTACTCATCCATATGGTAATTTTCAATTAAGATCTGGTAATGCAGGAGATGATTATCCTTTGGGTGATTACAGTTTAAACAGCACTCTTTATAAAAATAAATTATATATTGGGGCAGATTCACCAAAATTACAATGGAATGGAACTAATTTTTTATTAAGAGATTTACACACACCAATCAATATAACTTCTACAAATGTTGCGGGGACATCATATCAATTTACTAATATCAATACAAAAGAAGCAGAAGATGTTGGACAAGTTGTTTATCAAATCAATCCAAGAGAAAAATTTAATGATTGGACTCCCGCAAGAAAACCATATAGATTTACTCAAAGTAGTACTCACGCTCATACAGCCAGTTTACAAACAGAAGAATTAAATCAAAATCTAGAAGCGTGGACAATTTATGATGCTTTATGTGGTATTTTTATAGAAGATTTAAATTTATCTGAAAATGAATGGGTCGGTAGTTTATGGGATTTGTTGGGGTTTTCATATAGACAATTTCATTCATCAAATCATTCAAGGGTTCAAAGGATCACAAATAATAACATTAATAGTTTATCAGTGATAACAACATCAGCAGAAGTCAATCAAGGAGATAGTAAATTATATATTCAAAATCCATTTGGCATTCCAATGTATAACAATATGATTCCGGGTGCTGTTCAATTATTTGAAGCAGAAAATGATTCAAATGTCCCACAAGGTATCAATTATCCAGAAATAAATATTAAAACGGAATCATTAAAAATTGTAGCGGATAATTTACCAACTAGAATGATTCGTGGATATTACACAATCAGAAGTAATATTTTAGAAGGAACACCATTTATCGGTGGAAAAGTCAATAATACAACGATGCCAATTATTGGTGTTGTAGATAAAATCAATGGTGATGGAGATTTCTACTTCCAACAAGAAAGTAGTCTTGAATTTACTATCACGAAACCATTAAAATTGGCTTCTGTCAGTTGTTCTATCCATGATCCGGACGGGAGTTATGCATCAACATCTGAACAAAATTCTGTTTTATTTAAGATACAAAAACCAATCAGCACCACTTTTAATGTTCTTGAAGAACTTTTACAAGAACAGCAACAAAAAAAATAAAAATTTGATTTATAAAAAAAAATATTATATTAAATATAAATTAAAATGGGTCATTACAAACAAATGGAAATCATGCTCAAAAGAAAAGATCGTAGTGATTTATTGTTACTAATGCGAAGGGAATATAGACAAATGGAATTTCCAGATGATATGGATAGACAAACTGCAAAGAATGCATTTTGTGTAAATTATCTTCTTGAAAAATATCCGGAACCAGTGCCAAAACCAGTGAGAGTTAAGAAATAAATTTACGATCAATCAATAATTGATATTTTTCTGGTGATTTTTCTTTGAATTTATCTAGATTATTTTTCTTTTTATAATAATAATATGAACTCTTTGCAGTTATAAATTCTTTATCTTCTTGATATTTTTGTAATTTTTTATCACGATATCCATTTTTATCATCGTGATAAAATTTATTTGCCCTTTCTCTATTTTTAATTTTATATTGTTCATCATTCTTTTGAACATCGTGATAATATTTTTTTTCACGAACCATTTTTTGTTTATAACTCTTAATAATCTTCTGAATTTGTTCATCAGTCAGATCAATATTTTCCATTTTATTATTTACTATATTTAATAGAATTGATTTATTTTTAAATCAAATTTGGTCAAAATCTATATTTAGTTTTTCAGAGATATTATAAAATAGATCTTCTAAATCATCTTCAACATGATTATTGATATCATCAATAGATGTTTTTTCAATAACTTTTTTAGCAATAAATTTTTCAGTTTGTTTATAAAAGAATTTAGTAATTTCTAATTTTGTATTTTCATCAAGATTATTAAAAGAATGTGGAACGGTTGATTGATTGTTTTCCATTATTTGTTTTCTATATATACTATTAGATTAAAATACCTTTAAGTAGTTTAATCAAATTAAAAAAAAAAATTAATTAGTCAAGGGAATTAGTGTGTCAAAATAATTATTCTTCTTTATTTTTTGCCATCTTCTCATAAAAATCTATTTGTTTTTGTGCACTTTTTCTATCATGATCACGCATTGCTTCAAAATGTTCTCGTTGTGCTTCTAGTTTTTCTTCTAGTTTTTTTATTTCTGCATCTTTACGAACTATTTCGTTATTTCTATCTGTTAACATATTATTATATTCTCTCATAGAAACATTATTTTCAGATAGTTCTTCTAATTCTTCTTGTAAATCACCGACTTGCCTTAAATGACTTCTTACCATTCCATCCATATATCTATAATCAAATTTATTAACAAATTCTGGTTCTGTATTTGGTTCTAATCTTTCATAAGCAATTGATAAACCAGTCAGAAACATTGGAAAAACTAATTTATCAAAATGATAAAGTAAATTATCTTCCTTCCATCTACTACTATTCTTTTTATAATTTTCAATAACTTTGTCTGGTATTTCTGGTCTCAATAATTTTAAAAGATCTGCTTTATCTGTTTTTCTAAACTTTTTATTAGAATCAATGCGGGATTGCGCAATTTTGCAAAAATTTAGAAGTTTTTCTTGTTCCATATATACTTATTAAACATAATCTTTAAATCCGTTTATTTTTCTAGATTTTTAATAATATTAAGGGTTTTCAATAATATTCAAAAAATCGTCATTGAATTCTAAAAACCGTAATAAAAGTAGTGTTTTAAAATGAAAAACAAAAGTGTTTTAGAAATCTTCTGTTATAGACAGTTTAGTCCAAAATTAGAAATACGGTATTTTATGACGGATTTTTGAATCAAATGAGTATTTTTAATTTTTCTGTTTTCTATTCAATAATTTAGAAATTTCTTTTAAATGATTCATAATTTGTATATAATCTTGTTCTTTAATATTTTGTCTATTATCATAAATAATTTCACTAACTGCTAAAATATGCAAATCATCTTTTGATCTACTTTTTTTGATACAAGGGCATTTAGAAGACATCTTTCTCTCTTGTCTATTTTCTTGCATTCTTTCCATCAAATAATTTTGATAGTTTTGATTGCGATCCATAATAGAATATATCAATATTTTTTTTTCGGTTTTTTTTTCTTTTGACCCTTTTTATTTTCTTTAAGTCCTTCAAATATTTCTTTTGGGTTTATTTTATTTTTGTCATTGACTGCCTTCTGAACATTGTGTTGCAATTTTTGTCTATACGCTGGTGTATTAGAATCTAAACCTTTGATATGCGTCGGCATCTATATCAAAACATTTATTTTTTATTAAAATTTAAATATTTCAAATAAAATATTTTGATTATTATAAATATTAAATGTCGTTGGTTATCTGTTCAAATAATGATTCTGATGATACTACTCTAAGACAATCATCTTCTGTTTACAAAGCATTCTCTTTTAGAAATGATTTGGCTAGCACATATACGATCCCACCAAATTCCCAAGTAGCACTCCAATCTTGCAAAGTAAATATTGATGGTCGTGTATCTGTATCCGGTCAAAATAATAAATTTTATACTTTTTTCGGTCCAAAATTAGATAGAGATGGCACCACATCCCCACAAATTAGTGAAGTTCCATCTACCCCTGCTCTTGTTGATTTAACTGATGGAGTTGGTCAAGTGCTTGAATTATCAAAAAATGATTTCGCAAATACTTTACAATTTCAAATGAGAAACGCAACATATCATCCAAACCAAAAGGATCAAGTTACTGCTGAACCTTTAACAGAAGCAAATTTAGATTTTAAAGGGTATAGAATTACATATGATCAAAATACAACATTAACAAATACTGTTCCCCCAGATGGTTCAGAATTTCAATTTTATTCAGATGATACCGGTTATCAAGATGCCGATTTTATTTTTGATTATACTAATGGTGTATTGACAAGAGATGAAGATTTTGAAGGTGATTGTGTCGCAACTTTTCTAGACCAACCATTATCATTATGTAATGGATCAATGATTGTAAATGTATCTGGCACGAATGCAAATGCCAATGCTTCTGGTGTTGAATGGCATGTTGGTTTATCAAGATTTGTTCCCTTCACCGATGGTCTTGGTTATTACAACCCTGGTTACAGTGATCCAGATGATTTTACCGATACAATGAATTTAGATATGGCTCCTTTTGCGGATTTTGCTGTTGCTCGTAATCAAGCGGGTGAATTAGCCTGTTATCAATGGCAATGTTCATCATCTCTTGATTTTAGAATGACTAGAAAAGAAGTCACATATTGGAATAATGGTTCATCGGATTATTCTGGTGAAGGGGGGCGTGTATCTGCTGATAATATTACAAATGTTAGATTTTCTGTCGCTGGTGAAAGAGTTAAGGTAGAAGTATATAACGCAGTAGAAGCACAATATTTTGTAGTCACTCAATTTAATAGTGGTGAGACTAAACCTTCTATGTTTAAGCCAGTTCTTCAAACTTGTTGGTGTCTACATCCTGTTCTCGCAATAGATGTTGGTGCTGGTGGTGCTGATACCGGTTGCTCTGTTGAAATAACGCATTTTGATACGCCCAATATAGCCGATTATAATCCAAGAGTCTTTCAAAAGGGCGGATGGTATGAATCTATGGCTATTAGTCAGCAAGAAAGTTTATGTGCTGATGTAGATGGTCGTAGATTATTTTCATTTGGTGCTGGTCTTAGCACAGTATATGCCCAAAAAGGTCTTAATGCTTCGGGTGGTGTAGATTATGACCAAGTATTAATTTTACAACCATCTGATGTATATTCACCATCACCCGGTGCTAATGCTACCGCACTGCTCGGATTCAATGCTCTTGTAGATACACCCACCACACCCACTGGTAATCAATTAATATTTGATTCAGTTGCAGTCCCATCGCTAGTAAATCCATTGTCTTTGTTTGTTAGATTAGATAACCTTGGACAAGATTGTTTAAATGCTAGATCAAAAAATACATCTAAAATACTCGCTCATCTCACAACATTAGAGAATAAAGTTGGTCGTCAAGTATATGAACCTTCAAACCTTGTTTATTTAGATCTCAATAACCCCAGTGAGTTAAGGTTAACATCATTTGATGTCTCATTCACATATATAAACGAACAGTTTGCAACTATATTAACCGGTCAATCAGTTGTTTCATTATTATTTAGACAGAAACCATCTTAATTTAGATTTATTTATAAAAATTTTGGAAGACATCTTTTAGATTTTTTAGATAATTTTTTGATTATTTTTTAATAATTATTTAATTTTTTATTTATATTTATTATAAATATGAGTAATAAAGCACCGCCGAGAGTCGCATTTAATTTTGAACCGGATCCAATTGAAGAAGATGTTAATATAGAAACGGGAGAATCAAATCCAAATTTTATTTATGATGATAAGATCATTGATAAAATGGAAGAAATGATGCCAGATATAATTGAAAGAGAAGAAATTATTGAAGATAATATTTTTGATTCTGCACCAGCACCGGCGCCAGCTCCTTCTAAACCGGCACCGGTACCGGCACCGGCACCAGCTCCTTCTAAATCCGTTAAATTAACAAAGAAGGGACGCCCCCGTAAACCTTTGAGTGATGAACATCGGCAGAAACTTGCAGAAAATAGACAGAAGGCACTAGTCGCGAAAAAAATAAAAGAAGAAGAAACTAGACAAAGGAAGGCACAAGAAAAATTAGAAAAAGAAAAGCAAAAAGCATTTGAAGCAGAAGAAAAGGAATTATTAAAAAAGAAAAAACAAAAAGATCTGGAAAAATTAAGAGAAGAAGTCAATGATGAAAAGATATCTTCTAAACCACCACCACAAAATTATTTTACAAAGGAAGATTTAGAAAGATCTCAATTTGAAGCAATTCAAAAATATGAAGCATTAAGAAAAGCACGAAAGGCAGAAAAAAAGAAAGAACAAATGATACAAAAACAGAAGGATGACATGATGAATAAAATAAATAATTATACATATGGCGCTCGTAGACCCGATGGAAGATTAGTAAATCCATTTGATAGATGCTATTAATTCGTTAATTAAATATTTTTATTATCTAATTAATTATAAATGGGATATATCTTGTCATGTGCAACAACTCCGGCGAGAATTGATAAATTAATTTTTATATTATCCGAAACAAAATTAGATTTCAAATATTTCGTGATTAATATATGTAGCGTATATAGAAGATTTGGCAGATTTAAGATACCCAAATCATTATTACAATTATGTAAAAAAAATAAAAGAATTGTATTTAATTTTATTGATGATCTGGGTCCGGTCTGCAAATTGATTGGTGGATATCAATTCATGAAAAAAAGAAGATTATTTTATGATAAATTAATTATTATAGATGATGATACACTATATCAAAAAGAATTATTTCATAATTTATTGAATGATAAAAATCCTTTAAATATAACAACCGGATCCGGATTTAATTTTGATAAAAATTTTAATTATCAGATAGTCACTGGTAAAACAGAGATGGTAGAAGGATATGCTGGTATATGTTTTAATTTTGATCAGATAGATAAATTTATTTTGTGGTATGTTGGATTCTATAAACATTTTAATTTTGCGAGTGATAATCTCATTGATAATTATTTAAAGGCATCATTTCTCGGTGATGATTTTATAATTTCAAATTGTTATGATGATAAGATAGCAATTAATAATGGAAGAAAATATTTAAAACCATATTCATATGGATTTGATGAAGATGCTCTCCATAAAAATAATCATTTCGGATCAAATATGGGATCATATAAATTTTTGTTTGATAATATAAAAATATTAAATACATTTAAATTCAAATATGAGTTAAATAAAACTATTTGTGAACTTGAATGCAGAAACTAACACATCCATCATTACCTTTTGCTATAATTTTCTGATTATATTTTTCGCAGAACTCATCAACAGCTCTTTTAGTCCCGAAATTCCAGTTATGAAAACATTTTTTTTTATTTAATTCGTAATCATGTCCCATTATAAAACCACCATCTTTTATTTTTTGAAAAGATAATTCAATATCTTTTTTAACGGCATTATAACTATGGTCAGCATCAATATAAATAATATCATATTTATCATTATCTTGATAAGATAAATAATTATCTGTTCTGCTTTGATATAAATTAACATTTGGATTAGATCTATATTTATCATCTAATAATATTCTTTGAATAGACATATCACAGTGAGTAACATTGTTTCCATCATGATCACCACTGCCGATCTTTCCATAAAATAGATCTACTCCTTCAATAGATCCATAATCAATTGTTTGTTCTAGAAATTCTAAAAATTCACCTTGAAAAACACCAAGTTCTAAAATTTTTGGTTTAATAATTTTATCAGCATAAAATTTAATCATATCTTTTCGTGTTTCAAAAATAATCATTTTATATTATATATATTATATGAAATTAATAAATGAAAAAAACCGAATTGTTTCAAATACAATAGAATGTGTAGAACAAGATTTGGTAAAGAAATATATTAAACCAGAAGATCTTGTATTAGAACTTGGTGCAAGATATGGATCAGTTTCAGTGACAACAAATAAAATTGTAAAAGATAAAAAATCTCATTATGTTGTTGAACCAGATAAATTAGTATGGGATGCACTGGAAACAAATATGAAAAATAATAATTGTGATTTTAATATTATAAAAGGAATCATTGGTAAAAAGAAATATAGATTGGAAGGTAGAGATTATAGCACACATAGTGTAGAAGATAATAATTCTGATATAGAAATTTTTGATTTACCAGATATTAATTTCAATACATTGATAGTGGATTGTGAAGGATATCTTGAAATATTTTATAATGAAAATAAACCTTTGTTTCATAAATTAGAAAAAATAATTTTAGAAGAAGATATGCCACAGATATGTAATTATCAATATGTATTTGATGAATTAAAAAAATTAAATTTTGAATTGGTTGAAAAAATAAAAGAACCCACTTGTGCAAATATGTATCATTATGTTTTTATTAAAAAACCAAAAATTTTATTTTGTTCATTATCTGATAGATTAGATTTTTCAAAACCAATGTTTGATCATTTACAACAATATTGTAATAAACATAATTATCAATGTGTTTTAGAAGATAAGATTCTAGATGATTCAAGAGCTCCTTCTTGGTCAAAAATAAAATTATTACAAAGAGAGATGAAATCTAATCCAGATATCCCATTGATTGTTTGGATAGATGATGATATCTTGATAACAAATAAACAAATTAAATTTGAAGAATTAATTGAAAGATATCCTTTTAAAAATATATTAATATCCAGAGAAGTTATACCACCGTTCAATTGTGGTGTTTTAGTATGTAAAAATAATATTGAAACATATAATTATTTAACACATATATGGTCTCTATGTGAAAAATATCCCGATTATAAACATAAACCAAACTGGGAACAAGAAATATTTATAAGAGATTATTATAATGATCAATCATATATATTTCCGATACCATATAAAATAATTCAATCATTTTATAGAACACAAAATAAAGATTGGAAAATCGGTGATTTCAGTGCTCATTTTACTGGTATGTCAATGGATAATAGAATAAAATTAAGGGATGAAATATTAAATTTAATAAATAAAAAAGATAAATAAAATATATAATTAAATAAATATGTCAATGAAGGTTCCGAAAGTATTAAAAGTAAAGGATGAGATACCATCAGAAAAATTTGCAGATATACATCCACATTTACCGCAGATGCCGTCTCTTTGTTTAATTATTGGCTCTGTAAGATCTGGTAAGTCAAATCTTCTCGTAAATATGTTTTGTAATCCAGATTTTTATAAAGATAAGTTTGATGTTGTAAAATTCATTTCAACCACATTACACACAGACAATAAAGGTAAAATTTTATCAAAACATTTTGATTGCGAAGATCATTATACAGATTTAATGATTGAAAATATAAAAAAATCTCAATCTAATTATGAAAATAAAGAAGATAGACCCACTTATGCTCTTGTTTGTGATGATATTTTAACAAAAGATTTTACAAAATCAAATCAAATATCTTTTTTTTCAACAAGATTCCGTCATTATATTGATTTTTATGTAATCGCTGTTCAATCATTTCGGGCAGTATCTGGTATGATTCGTAATAATGCAACAGATGTCATCATATGTAAACAGCAGAATCAAAAAGAATTAGAAAAGATCGCAGAAGAATATGGTGATTTAGTTGGTGGTCACGATAAATTTATTGAATTGTATAATGAAGCACACAAAGATCGCTATTCATTTTTATATTTAAAATTATCTGAGAACCCAGCGGAAGCATATATAAGATTTGAAAAAAAAATATTTCCGACTCGTGATACAGAAGAAGAAGAATTAGAAATTGAATAATTTCGCTTTGCTTGAATAAATTAATTTTTTTAAAAAAATATTTTAAATGTTTGTATTTATATAAATATAATAATGGCAGATTTGTTTGGGACAAATGGAGCAGCGATTGCTATGGGTAATGCAAGGCGTGAACAAGTTCGTGATCTTAATGAACGCATCAAAGAACATAATGATAATATAACAACAAATATAAATACAATTAAAAGTCAAATAGCCGGACAAGAAAGCTCGGTTAAATCAGCTGCTATGTTTAAAGAAATACAAGATCAAGCAATGAATATATGGGCTGGCAAGGACATTCCGGGAAAAGTAAAAGCATATAATGAGTGGAAGACAGCTCGTGCACAAGGTGCCGATATTTTCGGTAATAAACCTGCATCAAATCCGGAATTTAACACCATTCAGACTTCTCGTGGTAATGTTAATAAAACCACTGGTAGACTAGCAGATGATTCTGCCGAAGGATCAGAAGCATTAGCGAGACCAGTTGCTGAAACTGCTCCTGCTGGTGAAGCTGCCGAAGCAGTTGAAGGCGGTATTGAATCAGATATTAAGGCGGGTCTTAAAAACTCCGGCGCAGTAGAAGAATCATTAGTTGGTAAGATCGGTTCAAAGGTGGGTGTTCTTGGCTCTGCTGCTCTTGGTGGATATGATTTGTATGAAGATATCAAAGCGGGTGGTATTGCCGGCAATAATGATTGGGAAAAGGCATCTAATCTTTTACAAATTGGTGGTTCTATTGCTGATGTCGCTGGTGTATTTTTTCCGCCCGCGAAGCTCCTTGGTGGTGTATTAGACATCGCATCTGGTGTTACTGATTCTGTTGGTGAAAAATTAGATGAATCAAAACAAGCATCTGATTTAGAAGGTGAACAACAAAAAGAAATAGAAGAACAAGAAAAACAAAAAGAATCACAAGTTCAAGAAGTCACACAGCAATCCATGGCTTTGGGAAGAACCGAATAAAATTTTAACTAAATCTAATTAACATTTTTAATAATTTTTTTTTTATTTTTTTTATAATTGGTTAATTATAAATAATAATAATGTCGCAATATTGGAAAGCTGATAATATGATGAGAGTCGGGGAAAGGAAGGTAAGTGTAAGCGCGGAACATGGGTTATCGTATTCGCCCGGCGCCAAAGTTCAATTTTTTATTGACGCATCAAATAAGTTCATTGATGGGCGCGAGTGCTATTTAGATTTCAATGTTAGACTTTCTCTTCCTGCTGGTGGTGTCCCAACTCGCCTTCAATTAGATCGTTGCACTAGCACTCTTATAAGAAATATTAGAATTTATGATGGCACTAGATCTCAACTTTTAGAAGAGATCTCTGATTATGCATCTTATGTTGCTGTTAAATATGATTATGATAAGGATGCTACTCTTACAAATCTTCGTGGTTTAATAGAAGGGTGCCCGAGTGATACCGCTGATGTTCGTGGAACAAAGGGAACTACAAAGACTCCCATGGCAAACACTGTTCATAATCCATATGTTCCAAGAATTAGCACGGTTGTCGCGGATGATAATTTCGCAAGCAGTGATTTCTTAAATGCCAAGATCACACTCCCCCTTCATACGGGTATCTTTGCAGATTCAAGCACCATCTTCCCTGTTATGATGACTAATGGTCTTTATATGGAAATTGATTTAAATGACGCTGACAATGTTATTAAACAGTTTGATTCTGTCATGCGTGATGTTAGAACGCCATTAAATCCGCATTTTCATTCGCTAAACGGATCCAGCGTACCAGATGATTGGGTAAATGGATCGGCATCTAGTGAATTTTATGTCACAAATGATAATAATATTGCTGGTGGTGCTGCGGTCTCTAAATTCCCATTCGTTGTTGGCGAAACCTTCAAATTCTGCAAATCAGACAATAATGGTCAAGATAGTTCTTTTGATGCTTTATTGACTATTAGTGATATTAATTATTCTGCCACAGCAAATGGTGGTGATGGTCTTGTTAAAGTGACAACCACAGCATCTCGCACCAATAATGGTTCTGATATTGAATCGGGTGAATGGGTTATGTATAGCACAGCAGTCGCTGATGCCACATCTTATGATGCTAGTTATGAAATTTCTAATATGAATATTATAATTTCACAAGTTGATTTAGACCCACAATACGAAGCGGGAATGGTTGCTAAGGTTCGCGAAGGAAAAGCAATAGAATTTGATATATATTCGGCAACGAATTACAAACATTCAATTCTTGCATCTGATCGTCAAACAACATTTCAGATTTTCTCAAATAATTCTCGTGCTAAATCTCTCCTTATTATTCCCCAAGATAGCAGTGTTTATACATCGGCACAAAAAATCAGTGGTTCTGGAACATATCTTATTAAAGGAACTAATTATTCTACTGATGGAACTGGTAAAGATTATAATGATGTATGTCTTGCAAGCACACGCTCTGCATACACTGGTATCTCTGATAGATTATCTAGCATTCAGTATGTTATTAATGGTAAACGCGTCCCATCCCGCGAAATTAAAACAAAGAAAATCGCTACAAAGAATTCCATTGATGCCTTCCATATTTATGAATTAGAAAAATGTTTAGACAATGCTGGTATCGCACCGAAATCATTTAGTGCCTTCCAAGAAAATTTTGTTTTTGGTCGTGGTTTCAGTGCTGGTGGTCAAGGCGGTGTCATGGATCTCCGTGGTAAAGATTTATCGGTAATTCTCAAATATCTTGAAACTGAACAGCCAACTAAACCGAAATTATTTAATTCTTTTGTATTCCATATTCGTCGTTTAGTTATTAGAGATGGCAGTGTTGATGTCATTCACTAAATTAATAATTTTTTAATAATTTTATTTTTTATTTTTTATAATTTAATAATTATAAATATTAATGTCAAATACATCTCGTTACATTGAAATTCGTCCCGATAACATTCCCGCTGATGGTAAGATATCTTTTAAAAATGGTTTTCCCGTTCTTTCATTCACTATATCAGCCCAAGATGGTATGTTAGACCCGAGCACCATAAGAATTGTTGGTGAATTCAGTGCATTTAAGGATAATCTTGCTACACCCACTCGTTTAACAACTGGCGATGGTGTCACTATGAACAATCGTCTTGGTATTTACAATGTTATTGAATCATTAACTATTCGTGCTCATAGATCTAAAATGATTTGTGAATCAATCAGATCTTATTCAAAATTTATGAATACATACCTTGCCTGCACTAGTTCTTTACAAGATCAGCTTGGGCATCTTTCCCAAACATGTCTTATCCATCCCAATGCTGAAACATTTAGAAAATCTGTCATGGAAAATGCTAGTAATGCTGTGTCTCAAACGAATCAATTTTCTTTCCATCTGCCGTGTGGATTCTGCCAGTCGGGAAATATGGTAAATCTTCGTCCTGACGCATTTGGTGGTATTCAAATAGAATTACAATTACAACCAGACTCCAATGTATTATTTAGTAATACTGGTAGCACGGTTGGCATTGGTGATTGCCACTATGAATTATCTAATCTTAAATTAACTTGTGAAGTAGCCGATATCCCGCCGGGTGAATTAGTAAATGGTGAATCGCAAGGTGTTTATGAATACAATACTATCACATCTTTATATACATCTATCAATAGCACTAATGCTCAAATTCAATATAGTCTTGGATTATCAAATGTTATCTCTGCATTTATGACATTTATGCCTGTTTCAAATATTAATACACTAACAAGAGATGGTATGGCAACAACATATCCTTCTGGTGATGGATCATCATTAACAAATCTTGCACCAATCCGCCGTGTCCAGTTCCTTAAAGGTGGATCTAAATATCCCGCAGATTTTGATTATGTAAATAATATTACGGATACTGATAATACCACGACTGAAATGCCGGATCCTGAAATTGTAAAAGGTCTTGTAAAGGCTGTTCATCCGGATACGGGATATTCTATGGAGCGCCTTGCGCTATCTCTTGCAAATATGAATCGTGATTATAATATGGTTCACGGTGCTACCGCTGATACGGAATACAATAATATTCCGGAAGGTGGTGCTGTGATGGGTCTCGGTGTTAAATATGGAATTGGAGAAGCGGGTGAAGATTTCAGTCAAGAACAGTTTGGTGTATCTATTGACAGTGATCTCAAATCGGACAATCCCATCGGTGTATTTATATTTATTAAGTCTCGTGCACAGTTATTATATTCTCCAACTGGTGTCCAACTCCGTCAGTAATTTTTTCTATACAAAATTTTTTAATTAAATTTTTTTTTATTTATTTATATTTATGATATTATAAATAAAAAATGTCTTCCGCCGATGCCCCCGTTATGCCTTCCGAGCCTTCTGATATTCCAAATTTCCTTATGTTAGACCAAGTCCCCACTAACTATGTTCAGCAGTTAGAAACAGATCTTTTAGAACCGGTTGTGTTTCAGCAAGGGACTGCCACAAGTGATGGATTTGCTAGATTCACTTTACAAAATAAAGGTTTCTTACATTCCCATTCAAAAATATTTATTTCTGTTGAACCCGATGCCAATGTAGCAGATGGATATTTTCAGCCCCATGTCGGTGTTGCCCAAGTGATTAAGAAAGCGGTATTAAAGATTGGAAATAAAACATTAAATGAATTAGATTCGTGGGATTCCCTTCATGCTGTAAAGAGTTCATTAATTTCTAATGAAAATAATGTTGAAAGAGAAATGTATACCACTGGTCGTTTCCTTAATCACGGATTCAGATACAATGATAAATCTCGTGTCCTTGCAGATACTTATGGTATTGATAATGGTGTTGATTATGATGACACGGCTCTATCAATGCCTGATTGGTATGTTATGGATTCTGATAATAAAGCCGAATGCCCATCATTTGCAGTTGATTTAAGTGATCTTTTCCCATTCTTGAAGGTTAATCAGCTCCCATTATATATGATTAATGAACCAATTAACATTGAATTAACCTTCCATCCGACTCGTGATAAACGCTTACAAATTGGAAGTGGAGATACGGATCAGCAAGTAATTAATATTGTTCGTGATGAATTAAAATTCTGTGCTGATTATATTTATTATGGTGCATCTGATGAGATGATTCAATATCAAAATGCTAATCGTGATTTATCTTTCTCTTTTGTAGATTATCGTTTAGTAGAACATACGACTGATGGCGATCAAATAGCATCGGGAATTGTTAGAAATCTTGGTATGGCGAATAGAATGGTTCCCAGAATTATTACGGTTCTCCCACAAAGTGGTGCGGGTGAAGATACCATTCTTGGTGGAAATAACTCACAAGCACCAAGTTTGGATGCTAATGGTGTATCATCTGGCGCAGTTGGTCTCCGATACAATGTTAGATACAATGATAGATTTGAATACACGAGTGATGTTGATAATGCTGCAAGATTGTTCTCTTCATTTACTCAGTCGGAAGGTGTTCCATTTATCACTCGTCAAGAATTTTCGGACCAAGGTGGTATTTCTGGGGATATCACCGATAATACACTCCAAGGTCAAGCACAAAAGGCAAATCTCACCGGTAATTTCTTTTACCTTGCTACTAAATTAACAAATGGTCGTGTTGGACAGCGTGGTCTTGAATTATTTTTAACCGGTGCCTTTGATACTAGTGGGACTCCCCTTGATCTCATGAGAACTTATTGTGAATACATTAGAGTTGCCCGTCTCAGTGATGGTATGTTTGATGTATTTAACGCATAAATAGAAGATATCTTCTAAATTTTATAAATTTGATTTTCAATTTAATTATTAAATAAATAATATTTCTGATGAAAGGGATTATTTATAAAATAATTGATACAGAAACAAAAGAGACTTATATTGGATCAACGATTAGATCTCTTGATATAAGAATTTCACAACATAAATCACAAAAAAGTCTAGCAAATGAAATACTAAAAAAAAATAATTATAGAATCACAATATTAGAAGAAATAGAATTTTCTAATATTGATAAATTAAGGATATGCGAACAAAATCATATGGATAAAACGGATAATTTAATAAATAAAAATAGAGCATTTGAAAATAAAACTAGTAGTAAAGAATATCATAAAGAATATTATGAAAAAAATAAAGATAAATTTAAATTAAGAAATGGTGATAGAAAATTAAATTATCAGTTTAAAAAAACTTGGGGTGATACTAATAATAATCTTTTAGATATTAATAAAAATATTTTTAAATAAACCATTTAAAAAAAAATCTAAAAGTAATTATAAATAATGAGTATAAATCTAACCATTGAAGAATTAAAAACAGAAATTAAAAAAGTAAAACCCGATATTAAAGACACCACATTAACTGCATATGTGAATCAATTATCAAAATTAAAAAGTTTATTTAATGCCAAAAATTATGACTTTATTTTGGAACCCGAAGATGTTTATAAAAAATTAGATGAGTCAGTAAAATCAGATTTAACAAAAAAAAATTATATAACACCAATAATGGTTTTATTGAGAACCCAAGGAGATAAATATAAAGATCTCATTGAAACATATAATAAAAAGATAAAACAAATAATTGCTGATTACGGTAAATCCAATGATAGTGGTATAATTTCAGAAAAACAAAAACCGAATTTTATATCATATGCAGAGTTAGAAAAATATATTAAAAAAATAAAAAAGGATATCACTCCATTAAAGAAGGCAACATTTATAACATCATCAGAAAGAGATTTATTTCATGTTTATATGATGTTAGAGTTTTTAATAAGATATCCTTTAAGGAATGATCTCTCTGGGATGAAATTATTAACAAAAACGGAATTTAATAAATTAAAAGAAAAAACAGAAAATTATCTTGTAAAAGAAAAAAATAAAATGATTGTATATCTTTATGAATATAAAACAAATAAAAATTATGGTGAAGTAAAATTTGAAATAGATAAATCAATGAAAACAATCTTTAATATGTATATCAAAAGATTAAATTTAAAAAATGGAGATTATCTCTTGCAACAAGTTAGAGATAAAGATAAGTCATTATCCCGTAATAAATTGAGTCAGATGTTAATTAATAATTCTCAAAAATATATTGGAAAAAATATATCTACGACTATGATTAGAAAAATAGTTGTATCAGAAAAATTTAGTAAATACAAAGATGAACAAGAATTGCTTGCACATATAATGACTCATTCACCCGATACTCAAAATAAAATTTATGTTAAAAAGTCTTGATAAATTCTGCCTTAACATTAACTACATCTCTATCTTGGCGATAACCTTTACCGCAATCTCTAAATTGATTTTGAATATAATATTCATTTTTATTATCATTGAATTCCCAATAAACATATTTATTAACTAATTTCCAGACAATGATATATCTTCTTGAATCACCATTTTTTTTGTTTTTTTTATATTCTTTTAATTTTGGACTATCAAAATAAAGAGAATCTATATTTCTTGTATAATTATACCATAGATCACCATTATTGTAATGGATGGATGGTCTTGTTTTTAATTCAATTTTAAAATCATCATTATAATAATCAAAATGAGAATATTGATTATTATCTAACTTTAATTCTGTATTAAAAAAATTATTTAAATCTTTGAGAGATAAAATTTCAGATTGTTTACCCAAATTGTAATCTTCTTGAAATCTTGGCATTTTATATATTCTATACAAACAAAAAAAAAATAATTAATTGAACGAATTATCTCTTACCGACCAAATGTTTATGCAGAATGTCATAGTGAATATATGTTTTCCATTTATTCCAATATTCTATTTGTTCATCATAAGATTTATTTTTCCAATCTTTTTTTTTCATTTCTTGATTATAAATTGTATCAATAAATTTTTCTGTTAATTTACTTGAAGCGGGTGTAGTTTCAAGGATATCTTTCATATGTTCTCTTTTAGTTATAAAAACCCTTTCAGACCATCCGTGGGAATGAATATATTTATCTGGATAAGTATCATTGAATGGAGTAAACCAATGGGTTCCTTCTGGTGGAATTTGTTTATGTGGAAAGGAAAGGATGCCAATCTCGTGTCCCATGATATCAACAATAATATGATCTAAATTTAATTGATCTATAATGACATCATCTTGTATGACGAATAAATAATCAGCATCAGAATCCTTGCAAACCCATTCAATCATTTTTCTAAAATATAAATTTTCATCAAATTCTTTAATTTTATAATCTTGATACATTTCTTTACATTGATTTTTGTAAAATTCATAATCTTGTTTGAATGATATAAACTTATCTTCTTGAATGCCGTCAAATAGAAGATATCTTTCATTGAATTCAAAATCTGGAACAGATTCAATAGATTTAATAAGATTGCTAAAATCTTTTTGATAAGCCGAACAAACAACTAGATCAACTTTGCAGAATTGTTTTAATTCCATATATTATTAACAGATAAATTAATTTAAATAAAAAAACCCGTCGGAAGTTATAGAAAAATTTATTTTTTCTGGTTCTGTATCAGATTCATCATCATCAGATTCAGAGTCGGAATCGGTAATATAATTTTCATAGATATCATAAACAAATTCCAACTCGCTAATAAGAGCGTAAATGTATTCTTTTTTATTTGTAATCGTTTTATTATTATCAACATAATCGCAAATAAGTTTTGACAGAATCATATATTAAAAGAAAACAAAAAAAATTATGCAAAAAGCGTTCACAAATTTATATGAGCGCCGGTTCATACATAAAAGTATGGCTCGGTGTCTTTTATAATA